TGTATGGGTTAATGGTGCTGATGAGATTACAGGTCTTGCCGCACACAATGGCTTTCTGTTTATATTTGGCAAGCGTCAAATTCTTATTTATTCAGGTGCTACTGCGCCATCAACTATGATACTAAGTGACACTGTTGAAGGTATTGGTTGCATTGCAAGGGACAGTATTCAGACAACCAGCACTGATGTGCTTTTCTTGTCTAACTCTGGTGTTCGTTCTTTGATGAGAACAATTCAAGAGAAGTCTTCACCTGAGAGAGACTTGTCTAAGAACATTCGTAATGACTTAACAACTATCATTGCTGGTGAGACATTGGCAAATATTAAGTCTGTCTATTCTGAGCGTGAAGCGTTTTACTTGTTGACTACTCCATCTATAGGCGGTGTATTTTGTTTTGATACCAAGGCTTACTTGCCTGATGGTGCGGCAAGAGCAACAACTTGGGACTCAATAACACCAACAGCATTTTTGTCCCGCCGTGATGGTACTTTGTACATTGGTAAGAATGGCTATATTGGTTTGTATGGAACTTACCAAGATTATGAAACTTCATATCGAATGTTGTATTACACAAACCATGCAGACCTTGGTAATCAGAATCAAACTTCTATTTTAAAGAAGCTGTCTATTGTGGTTATTGGCGGTACAAATCAGATTGTTACCTTTAAGTGGGGATTTGACTTTAAAACAAACTATTTGTCTGGTGATGACACTATCCCAACTCAAGGCGAGTCTTTTTATAACATTGCTGAATATGGTGCTAATGCCACGGTGATTGCAGAATACTCTGATGGTGTTGCGTTGCAGACTTTGACTGTTTCTGCATCAGGAAGCGGTAAGGTTGTTCAAACAGGATATGAAACAAACATAAATGGTACTGGGTTGTCTATTCAGAAGATTGAAATTCAAGCCAAAAATGGCAAAGTAAGTTAAAGGAAAACATCGTGTCTAATTATACAAAAGCAACCAATTTCGCAACTAAAGATGCTTTAGTTTCTGGTAATGCCTTGAAGATTGTCAAAGGTACAGAGATTGATACAGAGTTCAATAACATTGCTACTGCTATTGCTACTAAAGCTGATTTGGCAAGTCCTACCTTTACGGGTACTCCGACATTGCCAACAGGTACTATTGCAACCACTCAATCTTTAGGTAATAGTTCAACTGCTGTTGCCACAACTGCATTTGTTCAAGCGGCAGTACCGATTTTGTATCCTGTCGGTTCAATCTACATCAATGCGACTGTCAGCACCAATCCTGCGACTTTGCTTGGATTTGGTACATGGACTGCATTTGGTGCTGGTCGTGTCATGGTTGGTTTTGATTCAGGCAATGCACTGTTTGACACTGCCGAAGAAACTGGCGGTACTGCTAATGCTACGTTGCCAAGTCACACGCATACAGCAACAGTAACTGACCCTAGCCACTTTCATGGTGTTGACACACATTCCCCTGCTGGGGCTGGAACTGGTATTTTTCAAAGTTCTGATTCAAGTCCTGGCGCTGATAGTGTGACTAAAACAGCAGTCACTGGCATTTCAGTAGCTAACTCTACAGAAGGTGCTAGTGCCACTAATGCTAATTACCAGCCGTACATCACTGTGTATATGTGGAAACGCACAGCATGATTACTCACCACTTTTCTGATGGACTGTATGCAAAGGAAGCTAGGTTTCCTGCTGGTGTAGCCATCTTGAAGCACACCCATAACTTCAGTCACTTATCTATCTTGGCTGAAGGCAAAGTTGCGGTGTTGCGTGGTAATGAGATTGATATTGTTTCTGCTCCTGCTTGCCTTGAGATTAAGTCAGGATTGATTCATGGGGTTAAAGCAATAACTGATTGTGTTTGGTTTTGTATTCATGCCACAGACGAGAAAGACCCGTCTAAAGTGGATGAGATTTTGATTAAAGGAGAATAATATGCCATTCGGTGCAATTATAGGCGGGGCATTAAGTTTTTTAGGATCGCAAAGTCAAGCTGATGCCATGGAGAGTGCGGCGGCTCAATCTGCGGCGGCTCAACGTGATGCGGCTAGACAAGCGGCTGAAGCGGCTAAGTTTCGCCCTGTTGGGATTACTACCCGTTATGGCACATCAAACTTTCAGTTTGACCCTAGTGGTTATTTGTCTGGTGCTGGTTATAACGTAAGCCCTGAACTAAAAGCCTATCAAGATCGTTTGATGGGTTTAACTGGTGGTGCTTTAACTCAAGCAGAACAGGCAGGGCAACAGTATGCTCCTTTGCAGACTGCGGCTACAGGATTGTTTGGCTTGGGTCAGCAGTACCTTGCACAGAGTCCTGAACAGGTTGCGGCTAAATACATTCAACAGCAACAGGACTTGCTTGCCCCTAGCCGTGAGCGTCAGATGGCTCAGTTGCAAAATCAGTTGTTCCAACAAGGTCGTAGCGGTCTATCGGTAGGTGCTACAGGTATGCGCCCAAGTGGTGCTGGCGGCTTGGGTGCTACTACACCTGAGATGGAAGCGTACTACAACGCTATTGCTCAACAAGATGCTCAGTTAGCGGCACAAGCACAGCAAGCTGGTCAACAGAATGTTGCATTTGGTACAGGATTGTTTGGAACAGGAAGCCAGTTGTTAGGTCAGTATCAAGCTGGTCAGGTAGGCGCATTAAGCCCATTCAGTGCTTATTTAGGTGCTGGTCAAACCATTGAGTCCCTTGGACAACAGCCTTTGGATATTGGCGCACAGTTGGGTGGTCGTGCGGCTACTGCTGGTGCTAATGTTGGTCAAGCATTGTTAACTGGTGGTATCAATGCCGCTAGAGCGCAACAAGCTGGCGCTGGATACAGTCCATTGGGCGGCTTATTGCAGGGTGCTGGTAGTGATCAAAAATTGCAAACTGGATTTGAAAAGTTGTTTGGTATTAATCAACCATATGAAACCTACAGTGGATACCAAGTTGGACCACCACAGCAAGGACAAACTCAACCTTATCCATATACAAGTTTTTCATTTAATGGACAACAAATCTAAGGAATAATCATGGCAACCTCAGACATTCTCGGTTTGTTTACTACTCCTGAACAGTACCAACTTGCTCAACGACAAGCGCAAGAGGCTCAAGCATTGCAATATGCAAATCTTGACCCTAGATCTCAAGCACAGTATGGTTTCTATCGTGCTGGTCAGCAGTTAGGTAATGCTATTGGCGGGGCTTTGGGTGGTCAAGACCCACAGTTGCAGTTGATTGCTCGTAGACAACAATTGGCTAGTCAGTTAGATCAATCTAAACCAGAGTCATACATGAGGGTTGCTCAATTAGCGGCTCAGTCTGGTGACCCACAGTTTGCTATAGCAATTGCTGATGCTGGTAGACAGATGCAAGCTGGTATGGCTACTGCAAGAAAAGCAACTGCTGAAGCAGAAAAAGTTGAACTGACCATCAAACAAGAAAAAGACTTTCGTGACGAGTTGTCTGAGTTGGTTGATCCAACAGAAGAAGATATTGTGCGTGTTGCAACTAAGTATGGCTCGTCTGATAAGGTTTTGGGCATCATACAAACTTCTATCACTAAAGCAAAAGATCGTCAAGAAAGACTTGATATTGCAAATGAAAGAGTACAAGCACGTTTAGATATAGAAAAAGACAGAATACAGGGACAGAAAGATCGTGACTTGGAAAGAGCAACCACACAAAAAGAAAGAGATGAGGCTCAAAGAAAATTTGAAGAACGAATGAATAAAGCAGATAGAGACTCAAAAGAGGCTATTGCAAAGATTGCTGGTTCTTTAAAGCAACCTCCTGCGCCATCTGTCACAACTATTGTTGACCCAACTAACTCTAATCAAATGATTTCAATAGATACTCGCCAATATAAAGGTGGAGGTATTGGTTCGGTTGGAGTTATTGGTATTTCAGGAAAAGAACCTTCAGCGGCTGTTAAAGAAAATAAAGCCACGGAAGGAAAAACACAATTGCAAGATCAGATTGATGATTTGCGAGGAGCATTTACATCATTAAATGAAAAGAAAGCAATAACAAGTACAGAAAGAGGCTCTGTATCTAATCTGCTTTCTTCTATACAAGGTAGTTCAGTTGGACAAGTGGGAGGAAAAGTTTTTGGAACAAAAGAACAAACCGAAAGAAACTTGATAAACAGTGCAAAGCAAAGAATTGCTCAAGCAATTAAAAATGCTACTGGTATGTCTTCACAACAACTTAATTCCAACTTTGAGTTGAAGTCAATGCTTGATTCGTTGTCTGATGTAAGTCTTGGATATGAAGCCTCTATGGAGATTCTTGATCGTATTGAAAGAGATTATGTTAAAGGTAGTGGTATGAAAAAAGAAACTCCTTCAAACAAACAATTTTCGGCAGAAGATCAAAAAGCATTAAATTGGGCAAACTCAAATCCAAATGATCCAAGAGCCGCAAAAATCAAATCAAGTTTGGGAGTTAAATAACATGGCTGAGTTTGATCCAGATAAATATTTGGCAACAAAGCCTTCAACTGAAGATTTTGACCCTGATGCATTTTTAAAATTAGTAGAAACTTCTTTTTCTGGCGATGGATTTCAACCAGAACCAACTGGTACTGTTGTAGATCAAATCCCAACTGGAGGTTATTCTCCTGCCCCTGCTTTTGTGGAAACACCTAACTTGTCTACAGGACAAAAGGTTTACCAAAACATAGTTAGACCTGTTCTTGCTCCTACTATTGAAATGGGTGGTGCTGTTGGTGGAGGATTGTTAGGAACTCCTCTTGGTCCTGCTGGAATTGTTGGTGGTTCTGGTCTTGGTTATGGTTTAGCGAAAGAAGGATTAGAAAACATTGATGTTGCACTTGGTTTAAAACCACCAAGACAAGGTGCGGGTCTTTTTACTGAACCACTCAGAAATGTTGTTGAAGGTGCAACTTATGAAGCTGGTGGCAGAGTTGTTGCGCCATTAATTACCAAAGGTGTTAACAAACTTATTGACATGGGTTCATCTGCACAACTTAAAGCCGCTGGTATTGCTAGATCATCATTAGGAAATGATATACCACAAGTTTTAAATACTTTAAAAAATGCTTCTCCTGATGCAAGTGTTGCAGAAATTACTGCTTCTATTGAAAATCCAACATGGCAAGCATTGATACAAGAAGCATTAGAGCGTGATCCTCAGTTTTTAAGAAAGTCTCAATTATTTGGTGAATCAGAATCACTGAAAGCATTAGCAAAACTTGCTGGTGGTGAAAATGCCGCAGAGGTTCGTGCTGTTTTAGATAATGCTAAAAAGGCTCTTAACGTCACAACTACGCCACAACGAGAAGCCGCATTAAGTCGTGCTAATCTTGGAAAAGATGTTGCTGAGTACGAAGCTACAGCAGGAAAGTTAAGCGAAGAAGCCGCCGCAAAAGTAGCAGACGTTAGACGTTTAATAAATGCTGGTGAACTAGCAGAAGCCGCTGGAAGACTTGAATTGATTAAAAAAGGTATTCCTGTTGGATTTACCAGATATACATACAAAGGCGAACTTGGAGTTATGGCTGATCGTTGGGCGGCTGATGCCGCAAATGCCTCACTTGATTTAGGTCAAGGTGCAAGATTTAATCAAGCCGCCGCTGACTCTTTAAAATCGTTTGGCATACAACCATTAAAAACTAATTCTCTTGTTGCATCAATTCAAGGGATTACACAAAATCCAAAGTTTGCTGGTAACAGAGATTTGTTAAGTTCAGTAGAGACTGTTGCAGATGATATTGCAAGATGGACAGATAAAAATGGTGTTATTGATGCAAATGCATTAGAGGCAATCCGTAAAAACTCAGTCAATGGTGTTATACAAAGACTTTATCCAAATGCTGATGCAACAACGCAAAAACGACTTGCTTCAGATGTTTTGTCTTCAATCAAGCCTTTGATAGATGATGCTATTGAGGCAACTGGTGGTGAAGGATGGAAAAAATATTTATCTAACTACCGAGAAGGAATGCAAAAAATTGCTGAACGTAAGTTAACTGGCGAAGCCTTGCGTTTATGGAAGGAAGATAAAAATGGTTTTATACGACTTGTGCAAAATGACTCTATAGACGAAGTTGAAAAAATTCTTGGTGTTGGAAGATACGATATTGCTAAAGAATTGTCTGAAGGCGCATTAGATATTTTAAGACAACAGGCTAACAAGCGTATGACTCAACTGTCTGTTCAATCTCAAATTACTCAAGGTCAGAAGGCACTTTCTGATTTGATTAAACAAAATACGTCAGTCATGCGTTTTCCATCACTTCTTAATGTGTTTGCAACTGCTGGCAATAAGGTGTTAAGTGAGTATGAAAAAGCAATTGGTGCAAAAACCATGAAAATTTTGACTGAAGCAATGAAAACACCAGAAGGTGCGGCAAATCTCTTAGAAACATTGCCACAAGCAGAGAGAAGTAGGGTAACAGAATTGCTTTTAGACCCTAGTTTGGCTAGGGCAACGATTCAAGAAACTAATAGAGAATAAGGACACAAAATTGATCCAATCTCTATTTGTCTTCTTGCGGCTGGCTTGGTCAAAAACATCCAAGCTGGCTGTGACCTCTATAAGCAAGCTAAAGAGCAGTTTGTCTCTATTAAGCGTA